TATCGTTTAGTGACCTTATAAAAGGTTACTCGACTGAACAACATCTTTCTAATGAGGGTCGAAAACTTGGCGATGCAAGAAAACAACTTGATGAAGAGTACGAAAAGAAGTTTAAAGAAATAAACGATCTTGGACAGGCTTCTTCAGCGGTGTTGTATCGAGAAGAACAAGCCTTGGCAAAAGAATATCATGACATAGAGTCTCAGATAGATCAGGCTAGGAAAGACGGTGATACGTATGAAGTAAATGAACTAAAGGATAAGAGAGAACAAGCACAAAAGAACTATTGGAATGCTAGAAATAGCAGAGAACAATTAGTAAAGCAAGTTCAAGCCCAAGTTCAAGAACAGAATACTAAGCAATGGAATGAGCAATTAGAAAGTTTTAATAAAGCTATTCCAGAAATGATACCTGACTTTAATGAAAAAACAGCTACTGCAATAAGAGAATTCGCTATAGCTGAAGGTATACAACCAGAAGTACTAGATACTATTGTAGATCCTGTGATAGTGAAGTTTGTAGATGACTACAGACGATTAAAGCAAGGAGTTACTAAAGGCAGTGCTAAAAGAAAAGCTACTGTTGTTAAAAAAGCTCCTGTACGTAAAGCTAAAACAAGGTCTCAGAAAGAAGTAGATCAAGAGACTAAGATAAGGCAACGAGCTTTTGCTGAAGACTCTTCTAACGAAGATCAAATGGCGTTTCTTCGAGGACTTGCAAATAAATCATTAAACTATTAATACCTCGGAGGGTATACAATGACTAACGTATTAGGCGTAAGAGGAACTGGCGGTCCACAAGGTCCAGCTAGGGGTACAGGCAAAGATGTCTCACAAAGAGAAGATCTTGCAAATTTTATCACGATGATAACAAGGGATGAAACTCCTTTTATGTCATCAATCGGCAGTGCAAAAGCAACTGCTATTTATCACGAATGGCAAACAGACAAGTTAGAAGTTCCTGGAAATTCTACTATTGGTGAAGGTACTGATTACATTCAGCCTGCAGCTGGTGGCGGTACTGGAACTCCAGCAGTCGGAAATAAATTTGCTGAAAGTGGACCAAATAGAACCAGACTAGGTAACTACACACAGATTAACGGTAAAACCATTGCTGTGTCAGGAACTAGAAGAGCTGTAGATCAGGCTGGTGTTGCAGACGAATATGCATATCAGTTAAAGAAAAGAGGTACAGAGCTAAGAAGAGATGTCGAGCATGATATGATTCATTCGTTTAACGTTTCTGGTGCGGTCGGTGTTCAAAACGCAAACGCAAGAACTGCAGGTGGATATCAGGCATTTATAAATGATACTGCAACAGTAAACTACTTAGGTGGTTGGGAAGCCCCAGCAACAATGGGTGACGGTACTGGTAAGATTAAATCAAATGCTGCTGCAGCTGGACAACCAGCTAAAGGTTCATTATCACTTTCAGAGATTGATTCTGTAATGCAGAAAATCTACGAAGAAGGCGGTAAGGCAACTAAGATAATGATATCTCCTAAGTTAAGAAGAGATTTCTCAGACTTAATGATCAGCGATACTGGTGTTGTAAGAAACATCGATGAGAAAGGAAAGTTAAGACAGTCAGTAGACGTATACATGTCAGACTTTGGTGATCTAATGGTAGTACCAAACTACATCATGGGATTAACTAATGCTGTTCAGTTTACTCAAACTAACGGTACAACTAACCTAGGTGCAACAACTGATGTTGCTAACTTCTCAGCACTTATCTACGATCCACAGTGGTTCGCTATGGCAACACTAAGACCTCTAAAAGAAGTTGATGTAGGTCAGCAAGGTGATTCAACTAAAGGAATGATGGTCGAAGAAGCAACTCTAGAAGTACGCAACCCATCAGGTTGTGGTGCTATCTACGGTTTAAATTAACTGTTATTTTAAGGGAAGTCAACATGGCTTCCCTTTTTTTATATTAGGAGTATAATATGGCTTATCCAAATCCAAAAAAAGATACTAAGAAAAAAACTTTTTTTGAGAAGATAGGATCTTTGTTTACAGCATCTAAAAAGAAAAGACCTGAAAATAAAAAGAGTCCTTATCAAAAGCTTCAAGAAAAGAAAAAAGCAAAGCTAAAAAGTGAAATCGGTAAACAGCCTAGCCGTATACAAGATAAAGAAGGTAATGTTAAATTTGCTGGTGGTGGTGATAGCAAGCTTAGAAAATATAATAAAGAAGTAGCTAAACCAAAATCAAGACCTAAAAGCATTAAGCCTAAGAAAATTTCTTTTTCAGAAGATAGTGAAATCTATAAAAAGAAAGAAGGTAAAATGAAACCTGTAGTAGGTACAACTAAGAAAAAAGTTCCTATGAAAAAGAAAAGTAAAAGTAATATAGCTAATAGTAGCTCTTATGATGCAGACTTTACTAAAAAAGGTTTAGAGAAAAGAGGTCTTAAAGCTAAAAACTTTATGTCTAAAGAAAATTATGCTAAGACTACTTCAGCTAAAAATAAAAAGAATGCTGCAGGTCAAGACTTTGGTCAAAAGAAAAAGAAGGCAGAAGCACCTATGTATGAAAGTAAAGGTACAATGGGTGGAGTTAAGAAATCTAAATATTATAGCAAAGGCGGTACAGTCTTTACAGGGAGATAATGTTATGCCAATGGTAGGAAATAAAAGCTTTGGTTATGATGCTAAAGGAAAACAAATGGCTAAAGACTATGCTAAAAAAACTGGCATGGAAATGAAAACACAGTATAAAATGGGCGGTGGTAAAACAAAACCTATGTATGCTTCTTCTGGAACTTATGTAGGAGATTCAGGTTATAAAAGCTGTGGAGCTAATATTAAACGAACTAAATAGGAGAAGGTATTAAAATGCAATATATAGAACATATATCAGCGGCAGGAGTCGTTACACATGTTCCAACAACTAGTTGCACCTTTAAAGTTACACAAGCAGCGACTTCGGTTAGCGGAAACAGTGGTACTAAGACAGGTGCAACAAGAAAGGTGACTCATTTTTCACCACTAGCTTCTGGAGGAGTACCAACAATTCCAGCAGTTGTGTTAGGAACAGGAATTAAAGCGAGACTAGGTTACTTTAATAATAACGGTCACTTTAATTATATTACAGATGAAAGCGTTGGACCATAAAGGAGATTGAGGGCATGGCAAAAGAAAATAACTTTGCATTCTCAAGTGCTACTGTAGATCAAAAGGAGTCTATTAAGGCTGGCTTTGATCTACAATCAGCCGAATGGGAAGCAAAACAAGATATAACACAATATAAAGAACACGCTAAGAACGAGAGAGACAGACAAGATTACTTTGGAAAGACTAAAGGTGGTTATAGAAAGCTTGCTACGATACCAGATATTGTGGCTTTAGATATATTACAGAAACATAAATTAGATCTACATGATACTAACTTTATGAGTAATCCAGCTAACCTAACTAAGCTTAGAAGTATTCTTATGACTGAATATCGTGATTTAGTAATCAACACTTAGGAGTAAGATATGGCATTAACATATACTCAACTCACTACGCTTGTTAGAAATTGGTGTAACCGAGACGAAGAAGTTGTGAGTGATGCAATCATTCAAGATTGTTTAAAGTATGCTGCGGATAAGGCTTACAGAACCCTTAGAGTTCCTCCTTTAGAAAACGTAGCAGTGTACGAGAGTTCGTTACTAACTACTGCAACTACAACAGGTCAAAGCGGTTTGACCATAACAGAATTACAACTGCCTTTTGACTTAATAGAATTTATACAGATAAAAGAATTAGACAGTGAAGGTAAAGCACTTAGAGTATTTAATGAGAAGTTAGACATAAGAACATTTAATGATGTTAATGCAGAAAAATATTCCAACATGAATTACTGGTCAAGACAGAGAAATATACTTTTACTCACACCTGGATTTAATAGTACAGGTCAGGCAAACAGCATAGAATTGTTATACTATAGACGATTACCTGCACTAAATGCCTTGTACGCAGTGACAGTATTAAACTATAATGCTGGATTTTTAACTACAACTGGGGCTGGTTCAGGTGTAGAGGGCTCTGCCTTACTATACTTTAATAGTGCGACAGGAACTACTGCTTACGCTACACAATCAGATGCACAAGCAGCAGATGTAGGTGGTACTGTGACAAGTGCATACTATATAGGAACACTCGTACCTAACTGGCTCAGAGATCAAAATGAGAGAGTATTACTTATGGGTGCTCTTGCAGAAATATTTTCATTTACACAAGAAGATGATCAGGCTCAAAAATATGGCACAATGTTTTTTAATGAGATAAAAGAACTTAATGACGAAGATGGAAAGAGGAACGCATCTGGTGGTAATCTACAAGTAAACTTTAACGGAAGAGGGTTAATATAATGACAACTGCAGCAAGACCTGGAAGTTTTACAGGTGCAACAGAGAATTCTGCTAGCGGTGGCTTGTTTAGTGATACTAAGATAGATGGTATTCCTGATCTAGTCGGAGCAGACGTCCTCGCAGCACAAGCGGCTGCAACAAACGCAAAGACTTCAGAAACAAATGCGGCAACAAGTGCCACTACTGCAAGTACTTCAGCTACAACTGCAACTACTAAAGCAAGTGAAGCGAGTACGAGTGCTGCAGCAGCTCTTGTTTCTCAAAATGCAGCAGCAACTAGTGCGAGTACAACTGCGGCAGATGCGGCAACTGCAACTGCAAAAGCAACTGCGGCAAATACGAGTGCAACTAATGCAGCAGCATCTGAAAGTGCAGCAGCAGGTAGTGCAACAAGTGCGAGTACAAGTGCTTCTACGGCAACTACTCAGGCTAACAATGCAACTACAAATGCCTCATTAGCAACAACTGCAAAGAATGCAGCAGTGGTCGCTCAAACAGCGGCAGAAACAGCTGAGACAAATGCAGAGACTGCTGAAACAAATGCTGGTAATAGTGCAACTGCAGCAGCAGGCAGTGCAAGTACTGCAAGTACACAGGCAAGTAACTCAGCAACTGCAGCTAATAATGCTTCAACCTCAGAAACTAACGCCAGTGGCAGTGCTACTGCAAGTGCTAATAGTGCAACCGCTAGTGCTAATAGTGCTACTGCGAGTGCTAGTAGTGCAACAACTGCTACAAATGAAGCAACTAAGTCACAGAACTATGCTATAAAAGTAGACGGAGCTATTACAGGATCAGAGTATTCTTCTAAAGCTTGGGCTACAGGTGGTACTGGAATAGACAATGCTTCTGGAGGAGGGAGTGCTAAAGACTGGGCAACAGATACAACTAATACAGTAGATAATACAGAATACAGTGCTAAAGAATATGCGATAGGAATACAATCAGGACAATCAAATGGTTCAGCTAAACAGTGGGCTCTTGGTGGTGGTAACTTTGTTATGTCCACAGCAGTTTCTGGTGGTCAATACTCAGCAAAGTATTGGGCAGATCAAGCGGCTTCTTCAGTAGCTAACTTTGATGAGAAGTACTATGGTAGTTATGCAAGTGATGCTGCGGCAGAAAATGCACATGAAGCAGCTGGTAAAACAGTAGCAGTCGGTGACTTATACTACAGTACTTCGGTTAATGCAGTACGTTATTGTCAGGTAGCACCCTCAGGTACAGGAGCACCAGTAGGTACGTGGCAATCAATAGCACAACAAGATTTATCAAGCTATGCAACAAATGGTTTTGCAATAGCCATGTCAATAGCTTTATAGGAGAATAAGATGGCACAGAATTTTAGAAGATATGCCGAAAAGAGTATCGGAACAACAGCTGTTGGTATCCCTGATGGAGCTAACTTTGATAGCTTTGATACGATAGTGGGTATTAACTTAGCAAACAGATCAGCTTTAGCTATTAAAGCTTCAGTCTATATACTTATAGACGGAGCAACAGATAATGAAGCAAACAGACATTACTATATTAAAGATGCACCTATCCCAACAGGGGGTACACTGCAGGTCTTAGACGGTGGAGCTAAGTTTGTAGTACAAGCATTAGACAGATTATATGTCGTATCGGATACTGCAAGTAGTCTTGACGTATGGGTATCGGCAGTGGATGCAATTAGCACATAGGAGAATAATATGGGATACGTAGGAAATCAAAGTAGTAACTCTTATAGTAGCATGATTAAACAAGATATCACTGGTAACGGTGGTACAGGCTATACACTATCACATGCGGTTGCTAACTCAAATGAGATAGAAGTATTCGTGAATAATGTGAGACAAGAGCCTACAGAAGCTTACTCTGCAGTAGATACCACATTAACAATGACAGGTGCAGTAGCTAGTACAGATAGCTTTTATATTGTGTATATAGGAAAGGCTCTTCAAACAGTTGTCCCACCTAATGGAAGTGTAGGTAAAACTCAATTAGCATCAAATGCTAATGTAGTGTCTACCGATGAAAAAAATACTTTTACAAAAGCACAAGTACCTTCAACAAATACAAGTAGTGGATTAACCCTTGACTTCGATACTAGTGAAAACTTTTTTATTACACTATCAGCAGGCTCTAATACGCTAGCAACGCCTTCTACAGAGGATGGTAATGTAGGTCAAACAGGTTGTATTATATTCACACAACCTTCAAGTGGTAGTGCAGGTACAATAAGTCTTTCTACAGATTATAAAACAATAGGTGGCTCAGGTTTAACTTTATCAAGTGCTAATAGTGCAATAGATATAGTACCTTACATTGTTAAAGCTAATAATGTTATTTTACTCGGAGCACCACAACTGGGGTTTGCATAATGCTTAATTCAAGTTCATGGTTATTTAATAATAATCAAAAATTTTACAATGGTATTGCCACACAATCATTAAGGTTTGATGGTAGTAATTCAAAGCTAACAAGGACACCATCTTCAAGTGGGAATCAAAAAAAGTGGACATCAAGTTTTTGGGTTAAAAGAAGTAAAATTGGTACTACTCAATATTTATGGTCTGGTGGAAGTTATAGTGGCAATAATGGTATTGCTGCAATTTATTTTGGTAGTGATGATAAAATAACTACTTACTTTGATACAAGTGGTGCTAATCCCTATGGTCCTGTGAATTCTAGACTTTATAGAGATACGTCAGCTTGGTATCATATTGTGTGGGCAGTTGATGCTGCAAATACAATTCAAAAAATATGGGTAAATGGGGTTGAAGAAACTTTAGCTAGTGGGAATAATCCACCTAATTATGATTATGGTATGAATAGAAGTGGAACACTGCAAGCATTTGGAATTGCTGCTTGGGGAGGTTCACCAAACTTAAATGGTTATTTAGCAGAGATTACACATTTAGATAATCAATATTTAAATGAAACTTATTTCGGTGAATTTAAAAATGGTGTATGGATAGCAAAAGAATATACTGGCTCATATGGCACTAATGGTTTTAGATTACAGTTTAACCAAACTGGAACTGGTACTGCATCAACATCAACAATAGGTGCAGATACAAGTGGCAATACAAATCATTTTACATCCAGTGGTATAGTCGCATCTGACTGTGATATGCCTGATAGTCCTGAGAATAACTTTTGTACTATGAACCCATTACATTTTAGAGCATCTTATGGCATGGCAACATTGTCTGAAGGCAATTTGGCTTATGGAGATGCTGGATTAAGTTCAAGTTGGGGTGCTCAATTTTCAACTTTTAATTTAAATTCTGGAAAATGGTATGCAGAAGTATTAACAAAAGGAAACAGTTCTTGCTCCATAGGTGTTATGAATGTAGGTCATTATGGCTATCAACATTTTTTAGTTCAGAATCCACAAAATGAAACAGGAAACTGGACTTTGTTTATGGATGGAACTGATACAAAAAGTAGACTAAATGGGTCTTTAGCAGACCCTACTTACACAGCTTTTAATAATGACCAAGTTTTAGGTATAGCTCTAAATGCAGATGATAAAGAGTTAAGTTTTTATGTAGATGGCACATTACAAACTGGATTGGGTTCTAGTGGGGTAATAGATATTTCTACTGGTGGTAGTTCTAATGATGCTTGGTCATTTACAGCAAATACTGCTAATGGTTCAGGTGTTACTTTTGTTTGGAACTTTGGTCAAGATTCTTCATTTGCTGGAGATGAAACAGCTACATCTAACTCTGATGCAAATGGCAATGGTACGTTTCATACAGCACCACCATCAGGCTCTCTAGCATTATGCACATCTAACCTACCAGAACCAACCATAAGTCCTAATGCTGATACACAAGCTGATGATTATTTTAATACAGTGCTTTATACTGGAACTGGCTCAAGTGGACAAACTATAACTGGAGTTGGGTTTAAGCCTGATTGGCTTTGGCAGAAAAAAAGAAGTGGTGCAAGTTCACACAATGTATTTGATTCTAATAGAGGTGTTGCCAAAAGGCTATACACAAATGGTGATGGTGCTGAAGATGAACCTAATCAAATTACTTCTTTTGACACAGATGGTTTTACTATAAATAGTGGCAATGACAGTAGTGCAACATATGTAGCTTGGAACTGGAAAGCAAATGGTGGGGTGATCGCTACTAACACGGCTGGAAGTATAACTTCTAGTGTGCAAGCAAACACGACGGCAGGGTTTAGCATTGTTACTTATACTGGCAATCAAACAAATGGTGCTACTATTGGTCATGGATTAAATGACATACCACAAATGATAATTCATAAGAATAGAAGTGTTACAGATGATTGGTCTGTATATACAAAAACTGTTGGTACTGGTAAAAAATTGTTTTTGAATGATACTGTTGCTGAAACTAGTACTAGTAACTACCCAACAACGCCAACTAATTCTGTTTTTTATGTAGGTGCAGGTGTAGAGGTAAATGGCAATGGAAACTCAATGTTGGCATACTGCTTTCACTCAGTAGAGAGTTACTCAAAGTTTGGCAGTTATACTGGAAATGGCTCTACAAATGGTACGTTTGTTTATACTGGATTTAGACCTGCTTGGGTTATGTTTAAAAAAATAAGTGCTACTGATGATTGGGTTATTATTGATTCTACAAGAGATATAGACAATGTAGCAAGTCAAACATTATATGCTAATGGTAGTTTTGCAGAAGATAGTAATGTCACAAATAGGTCAGTAGATTTCTTGAGCAATGGATTTAAATTAAGGTCAAGTGGAACATATATTAATTTAAGTAGTGGCACATTTATATACATGGCATTTGCCGAATCACCCTTTAAATACAGTTTAGCAAGATAGGAGACAAGAATGGCTTGGAAACACAATGGAAGAAATATAAAGGCTGGTAAGAGCTGGACTGATGATAATGGGTATAAGCACCCATATAACTGGGCTGACTCTTGGACAGATGCAGATAAAGAAAAATGGAAAGTAATTTGGGAGGAGTCATGAAATGGCATTAAGTAAAATACTAAACGCCAGTGTAACGGACAGTACACTGACAACGACTAAGCTAGCGACTCCTAACCTTGGCAGACGTAACATCGTAATAAATGGTGCTATGCAAGTGGCACAGAGAGCAACAAGTGCTACTGGATTAGGTGAGGGTACAGTCGGATATGTAGCCTTAGATAGATTTAGACTACAGAAATCTGCAAATCCTCCTGCAAGGTATACAATGACACAAGATTCTAATGCTCCTGCAGGTTTTGCTAATTCTATGAAACTTGAAGTTACTACAGCAGATACAAGTGTTGCTTCAGGTAGTCTTCAGTATATAGACCAATTTATAGAAGCACAAAACCTACAACAGTTAGCCTATGGCACTGCTTCTGCTAAAAAAATAACACTTAGCTTTTATGTTAAATGTAGCACAGCACAAACTTTTGCATTAGATTTAGTTAATGAAGATAACAGTAGATATTTTAACACTATCTATACTGTTTCATCAGCAGATACATGGGAAAGAAAAACTATAACTATTCCTGCTGATACGGCTAGTGGTTTTAACAATGATAATGGCAGAGGACTTAGAGTAAGATGGACTTTACTTGCAGGGTCAGATTTTACCGATGGCTCTGTTTCAACAGCTTGGTCAGGAACACAGCACACTGCAACTAATCATCAAAACACTTGGGTAGGTGCAACTGGCAGAACATGGCAACTAACAGGAGTCCAACTAGAAGTTGCAGACGAAGCCACACCATTTGAGGTTAGGTCATATGGGGAAGAACTAGCTTTGTGTCAGAGGTATTTTGAAACAGGAAATATAAACTCTGTTAGTTCATTCATTACTACTAATGTTGTTATAGGAACATTATATTTTGCAACTACTAAAAGAGCAAATCCTGCCGTATCATACCCTACTCTTTTTACTGTATATGTGTCTTCTTCAACGCCAAGTCTTTCAGGGCATACTACAAGTGGCACACCATCAATATATGGATTTTTTATAAGAGCTACTTGTTCTTCTACTGCTCATCAAGCAAAAGCTTCCATATTACAAAATGGCACTTACATAGCAGATTCGGAGTTATAAAAATGAATATTACATCAGCACAATACACAAGAGATATTGAAAATACAAAAAATGAAAACGTAATAGCTACAATAGACAACATAAAGTGGACTGTACCACTAGACCCTGCAAACACACACTACCAAGCAATCCAAGAATGGGTTGCTAAAGGAAACACAATAGAGGAGGCAGACTAATGCCATATATAGGAGCACAACCTCTCACAGGAGAGTTTATAAAGCTAGATAGCTTAACCGCAAGTGCCACTGCAACGTATGCCTTACAGAGAGGTGGAGTCGCATTTGCACCAGCAAGTGCGGAACAACTTATCGTATCTCTGAACGGTGTTACACAAGCACCTAATGATGCGTACAGTGTCAGTGGGAGTAACATAGTGTTCTCAGAGAACCTTAGTTCTGCCGACACAATAAATTATATAGTCGCCCTAGGCGAAGTTGGAGAGAGTGTTGTACCCACAGATGGGTCTGTGACTAGTGCAAAGCTCTCATCTACATTAGGTCGAGGAACAGCACCTATTAGGGTGAATACGAATAGTCTTACAACGAATCAAACAATAGCATCAGGTGAGAATGCTGGAGTGTTTGGTCCGTTCACAATCCCAAGCAGTGTGACACTCACAGTCAACGGAACTTTTACGGTGGTATAATATGAGTACTTTATATGTGGATAGTATCCAACCCAAAACTACTGGCGGAAATGTGACGATTACAAATCAAACGCCTGCTGAAGGTAGCATTGTTAAAATGTTATACACACAGTTTGACGGAACTAATAGTGTTGTAGTTGCTGCAAATACTGATGTTGTATTAACAGACTTAACTGTAACAGTTACTCCTACTTTTGCCACTAGTAAATTTAGACTAGAGGCTCAAGTATATGGAGAGTGGTCTGTTAGAAATGCAACTTGGGATAGCACAGTATTTTTCTTTAGAGACACTACAAAACTTGCCCACCCAACAGCAGGGAGTAGAAACTGTGGAGTTGGTGGTATGTTTTTAAGTCATGAAGCAGATAGTACTAGTACAGCAGAGGGTTCTGCAATGTTCCAATACTTTGATGCACCTAACACAACGTCTAGTATTACTTATAAAGTAGGTATAAAGACTAATAGTAATTATACTTTTTATTTAAATAGAACAGCAAGTAATGGTGATAATACATCAAATGAAAGATTTGTTTCATCAATCTGTGTAACAGAAATAAAAGGAGCATAGCATGAGTAGTACAATAGGCGTGCAGAATATTGCACACACAAACGGAACAAGTGCTATGACTATTGCTAGTGATGGTGGTGTATATGTTAAAAACCATGTGTTAGATGTTTACCAACATACCAGTTCAACACAAACATCAGGAAATTCTACAGCAAATTATAATAGTACTGGTTTATTCTTAACACTAACTCCAAAAAGCAGTGCAAGTAAATTCTTATTAACCTTTCATGGTGCAGTTCATAATAATACTGCAAATGGATATGTAGTTGCTAACATAGTTGTTAATCCTACAAGTTCAACTGATATTAATACAGTAATGACTGGTGGAACTCTTATAACTGACCAAACATATGGAATGGCACACATTAATATGGTTAGTAGTGTTTATGTAAGTCAGTTAAGTGCTTCAATTTTACATTCTCCTAACACAACTTCACCAGTTACTTACAATGTTGTATATAAAAGGGCTGTAAGAGGCGTTACTTTTTGGGCGATTAATAATGCATTGACAACACTAACTGCAATGGAAATAGGAGGATAACATGACAAGTATACTTAAAGTAGACAACATAAAAGACTCCGCAAATAATCAGGCAATCGCTATTAGTAGTGGTAACATAACAGTTGCAGGTAATACAACTTTTACTGGAACTGTTACTGGTGCAGGAATGGACTTACTTCTTGATTCAACAATATCAAGTGCAGTAGCACAATATGACATCTCATCTACTTACATAAATAGTACATATGACGATTATGAATTACTTTTAAACCTAGTTCCTGTTACTGATAGTGTAAGATTATATCTTAGAATATTTTCTGGTGGTGTTGTGCAAACTGGAACTATATATGCTTATGAAACAGCATCATTAAGTAGTAGCACTTATGACAGTACAAATACTGCATCAGTTTTTCCATTACAAAGAGGTAATATTGGAAGTGATACTGGTGAGCATATAACTAGTAGGATACATTTTCAAAATGTAAACACTACAGATTTTTCTTTTGCTTTAAGTGGGTTTTCCAATCAAGCTAATACTGGAGGAAATCATGAAGCAAACGCTGTTGCAGGAATGCTTAGGGAAGCTAGTAATGGTGTAACAGTGAATGGTTGTAGATTATATTTTAGTTCTGGAAATATTGAATCTGGCACAGTTAAATTATATGGGTTGAGGAAGTAACATGGCAAATAAAAACACAATGGTTGATGGTCAGTTACGAGAGATGACTGATGCAGAACAAAAAGAGTATGATGACAGAAATACTGCATGGGATAATGATGCACCTAACAGACGTATGGTAGACCTACGAAGTCAAAGAGATGCACTATTAACTGAAACAGATTACATGGGTAACTCTGATGTAACAATGAGTGATGCTTGGAAGACATATAGACAAGCCCTTAGAGATATAACAAAACAAACACCAGCGGATGATGCACTTAGTAATATAACATTCCCAACTAAACCTACGGAGTAGAGCATGGCACTAACAAAATTAAACTACACAGGTCAGGGCACTATTCCGATTGCTAGTATTCCTACAATTACAGGTACTAAGATGCCTGCTGGTAGTGTTATACAGACAAAACAAGTAGTACAAAATGAAGCTTTTAATTTAGCCCCTAGCGGCTCTAATCTTACGGATATAACTGGAATGTCTGTTGATATAACACCATCTTCAACTAGTAGTAAAATATTAATATCATATGTAATAAATGCAGGTTATCATACTAACTACAATGGTCTTTCATTTTATCTTTGCAAAGGCTCAACTCCTATAACTGAGGCTATAGGAAGTACAACTAATCTTGGTAGCAGACACTCTTGTACTACCTCAACTGGTAGAGCATTTAATGTAAGCCATATGACTGTTGAAACATTTACTTTTTTAGATAGTCCATCAACTACAAGTTCATTAACTTATTCTTTAAAGATAAAAGATATTAATGGAGATGGTGGACAAACTCGATTTAATGCAAGTTCTCAAGATACAGATGCAAATTATTCGCCAAGAGGTTCATCATCAATCACAGTTCAGGAGATAGCAGGTTAATGAAACAAAAAATGGAGATAACACCTGAGCTAAGAGTTCAGATGGATCTTCTTGCCCATGAAAAAGAATGTGCATTAAGATATCAGGCAGTGGATGATCGACTGCGAGGTCTAGATAAACGTATGTGGAGACTAGAGGCTATGTCAATGGCAAGTACTTTTGCGGTAATCGCTTTGATAGCAGCTATAGTAACTAAGTAATGGAACTAGTCTTTGTTCTCATAACTTATCTAGGAACAGCAAAGATCGATCAATCTTATTTTAGAAGCATAGATGAATGTCTATACTTCGCAACCAGAGTTAATAGTAATACAACAATACCAAACATTCAGCAGGGTACACCGAGGAAATACACAGCTGTATGCGAACCAAGGAAAGTAAATAAAAAACAAAAGGTGTACTAATGATAGATCCAGTAACGGTATCACTGGCAGTAGGAGCGGCAGGTAAAGCTTTCTCTGCTATAAAGGCAGGCTTCGCAGCAGGCAGAGACTTAGAACAGATGAGTGGAGACTTATCACGATGGATGGGAGCGGTGTCAGATGTTGATCATGCGGAAAAACAAGCGAAAAATCCAGGGGTGTTTGATAAGCTCTTTGGTGCAAACAGTATTGAAGCTACTGCATTGCAAGCTTACGCAGCAAAAAAGAAACTTGAGGAACAAAGATACGAACTCAAGGTTTTTCTAAACATGACACATGGTCCACAAGCCTACGATGAGTTACTGGCTATGGAAGGTCAGATAAGAAAAGATAGACAAAAGCAAGTCTATGCACGACAAAAGCTCAGACAACAGTTTGGAGATGGCATAGCTATCTTTATACTTATATGTACAGTCTTAGGCTTTTTAGCCTTATTAGGCTCACTGTGGTTTAACAAATGAGTGTATACACAAGTGGTGATTATCGTCTAGAGCTAGACAAGCAAGGAAGATTGTATTACAAAGAGATGTTAGCATTTTTTGGTGATACACATTTAGCTATATCAATGTTTATAAGAAATAGCACTGATATCGATTTAAATTTAAAATTAAAAAAGAGGATAAATATAGGAGTATGAAATGTTTAAAGAAAAATTATTACAATTTAGTGTTATTAAGTATATCTGTAATGTTGCTAAGTTCATGTGGCATGGGTGTTGCAAAAACTGCATTGACTGTACCTGCAAGTAAACACTGTCACTTGGAGCATTTATAATGTTAACGGCACTTATAGGACCAGTCAGTAATCTTCTTGGAAAGTTTATAGAAGATAAAGACATGAAGAATAAGCTAGCTCATGAAGTAGCTACGATGGCAGAGAATCATGCTCAAGAGCTAGCTAAAGGTCAATTAGAAATAAATAAGGCAGAGGCAAAACACAAGAGTATATTTGTAGCTGGTTGGAGACCCTTCATAGGTTGGACATGTGGTATAGCCTTGTGTTGGCACTTTGTGCTTGCACCTGTGACTATATTTATATGTGCATACTTAGATGTGATTATACCAGAGCTACCTACCTTTGATATGGGATCTCTCATGACAGTACTTATGGGTATGCTTGGTCTCGGTGGTTTGCGTACATATGAAAAACAGAAAGGACTTACTAAATGAGATGTGAGACTTGTGCACTATACGAATGTGTAGTAGAAGAATGTAATTGTAAATGTCACGAGGAGAATAGTAATGAAAAAGAAAGTACCATTAAAGAAGAAGTCAACAGTTAATGCCTCTGGTAATTATACTAAACCTTCACTAAGAGCCAGCATATATAAGAGAATACTTGCTGGAAATAAAGGAGGAAAGCCTGGACAGAACTCTGCAAGAAAAATGCAGATGGTGGCTAAGGAGTATAAAGCTAAAGGAGGAGGTTATACATCGTAATGGCAAAGACTAAAGAACAAAAGAGTTTAACCAAGTGGACTAATCAAAAATGGAGAACTAAAAGTGGAAAGAATTCTATCCAAGGTAAGAACGCTACTGGCGAGCGTTATATGCCAGCTTCAGCTGTTAAGTCTCTCACGAGAGGCGAACACGCTTCAACCACTAGGGCAAAGAGAGCGGCTATTAAGAAAGGTAAACAGTTTGCAGCAAACACTCCTGCAGCTAAAAAGAAGATAACTAAAGCGAGGAAAGCATGAGCAGATTGATAGAGATACTTAGAAGACATGAGGGTGTGAAAAACACATTATATAAATGTACTTCAGATAAATGGACAATAGGTGTGGGTAGAAACCTAGAAGATGTAGGATTATCTGAAGAAGAGATTGATATGTTATTACTAAATGACATAGTGAGAACAAAAGAACTTATGGATGACTACATACCTTGGCATAGAGATCTAGATCAAGTGAGACAAGAAGCACTTATTAACTTTGTATTTAACGTAGGCATAGGCACTACAATGAAGTTTAAAAATGCTATGGCAGCATTAGAGGAACACGATTACGACACTGCGGCTACTGAAATGCTAGACTCGAATTGGGCTAAGCAAGTAGGCAGTAGAGCAGAAGAAGTTACCCAGATGATTAAGACTGGCGAGTATCAAGACTAGCATAAAAAACGCCCTTTAAGGGGCAGTCCGTCATTAACAATAGAGGTAATATTATGCTAAGAAATAGAAACTATGAAGGTCCAGTAATGACCATTTCTCAAGAAATAGATGAGATGAAATACAGACAGAAGGGAGAGACCTTCGATGATAAGATAAAAAGAATAGCTAAGGCTTTATCAGATGGAGACGAACATAGATTCGTACTAGAAGATATATTAGGAGAAATGAGATTCCTTCCTGCAGGTCGAGTACAATCTGCAATAGGTTCTAACCGTATCACTACTGCATATAATTGTTTTGTATCAGGAGAGATAGAGGATAGCATGGAATCTATTATGCAAAGAGCAAGTGAAGCTGCAGAGACAATGAGAAAGGGTGGTGGTATAGGCTACGACTTTAGTAAGCTAAGACCTAGAGGAGACCATATAAAGTCTCTTGATAGTAAGTCTAGTGGACCTATCTCATTCATGCAAGTCTTTGATTCTGTTTGTCAAACAATAGCTAGCTCTGGTCATAGACGAGGAGCACAAATGGGTGTACTAAGAATCGACCATCCTGATGTACTAGACTTTGTACGAGCTAAGCGTAGTAATGATAAGCTAACTGGTTTTAATATCTCAGTAGGTATTACAGATGCATTCATGGAAGCATTAGAGAATGGAACTGACTATGAGTTATTCTTTAACGGTGAAGTGAGAGGCACTCTTTCAGCACAAGAAGTGTGGGATGAGATAATGTCGTCTACTTGGGATTGGGCAGAGCCTGGAGTTTTATTTATTGATCGTATTAGTGAGATGAATAACCTATGGTACTGTGAAGAGATATACGCAACTAATCCTTGTGGAGAACAACCTTTGCCAGCATACGGTGCTTGCCTATTAGGATCATTTAACCTCACTAAGTATCTTGAGAAAGAAAAGAAAGGTTATGTATTTAACTTTAAACAATTTAAAAAAGATATAAAGCCAGTTGTTCAAGCTATGGATAATGTCGTTGATAGAACTATATATCCACTTAAAGCACAAGAAGATGAGGCTAAGAATAAAAGACGTATGGGTCTAGGTGTTACAGGCATGGCAAATGCTGGTGAGATGCTCGGATATCCATATGCATCTAAAGAATTTATGACATGGGCAGAGAAGATATTCGCATGTCTAAGAGATAATTGCTATAGAGCTTCGGCTATGTTAGCAAAAGATAAAGGTGCTTTCCCATTATATAGGAAGGACTACCTCAAAAGTAACTACATTAGGTCGTTACCAGCTTCCGTTCAGAGTCTTATAAGAGAACACGGAATTCGTAACAGTCATCTTACATCAATAGCACCTACAGGTACAATTAGTATTGTCGGTGATAACGTTAGCGGAGGAATTGAACCTGTCTTCAGTCATAAGTACGATAGAACGATACAGACATTTGATGGACCGATTGTTGAGACCGTAAAAGATTATGCGTACTCACATGGAGTCGAGGGTCGCACTGCAGATAGCATTAGCGTTAATGACCACCTAGATGTGTTATTATTAGCTCAACACTATATTGACAGTGCATGTTCAAAAACTTGTAACGTTAGTGGTGATGTGGACTATGATTCATTCAAACAAGTATATGTTAATGCATGGAAAGGTGGGGCGAAAGGGTGTACTACGTTCCGCATTGATGGAAAGCGATACGGAATCTTTAACGAAACCGTGGAAGAAGAAGCGAAGGTATCTGGCAAGAATGAGGAAGTGGCTCAAGAAGAAGACAAGGCTGAAGCTTGCTTTATCGACCCAGCGACTGGCGTACGAGAGTGTGCTTAGAAAAGAACAAAAGGAGAAGTGAATGGCAGAAGACAATGTGATTAATGTTACTGATGTAGCAAAAATGGGTGTCGTGTTTGACACTCCTCCTGTCGCTCTTGCACCTAACGTATTTACGGATGCAAGGAATGTGAGATTTAAAGATGGTGCTATTAGGAAAATGGAAGGAGAGTTACTCCTTAATAACATAACAGAAGATCTTGGACCAGCCAACGAAGAGTTTGGTAAGGTGAGATACTTTGCAGTATGGGAAAATCCTAATAAGCAACCTCTTGCTTGCTACTATCTTTGGGTAGTGGACTATGTAAGAGCTAACGTCACTGTAGGACAAAAGATTTATATACAAGACCATACAGGAACTAAGAGAGACATAACTCCTAGTGGTCTTAATGGTGGAGATGGTTTTTCTTTCACAACTAGTGGATGGCAACATACATTATTTAGTGGTGGTTTTGCTTTTATTATTAACAATGGAATTGAAAAGCCTCATTACATACTAGACACTGCAGGTAATACAGATATCGCTAATATAGTGTTAGCTGAACTTCCTGGATGGGATAGTTACCAAGTTGAACAAAAGACATTCGATGACACCTATACTCAAGGTGCAACTACTGTATTTGACCTTGGTCAGAAAGTAGACTTTGCTAACAACTCTATTATAATTACAGGTGCTAACACTAAGAATGTACAAGCTGGAACACCAGCAGGAAGTGGAACTCCTAACGGAACTAACTTTGTTCCTGGAGATTTACCTTCAACTATCCCTACTGTTACTGGAAATAATTTTCAGTTATACACAGACACAAGTACAAATACTACAGTTGCAGTTATCGGTGGTCTCTCAGTTAGTGATGCAGTTAAAGTTGTTATTGAATCTAGAAATGTTGTTAAGGTTAGATGTGGTATAATACAATCATTCGGTGATTTGTTAGTTGCAGGTGATCTTACAGAGCTAGACTCTACTAATAATGCTATTATCAGAAGACTATCAGGTGTCGTGAGAACCTCAGATGTTGCAGTTCCAGGCTCTGTGCCTAACAACTGGAATCCATTTAGTGCTGGTGTTAGTACTGCTGACGAATTCACTTTGTCAGAGACTAACGTTATTAAAGATATGAAGTCTCTTCAAAGTAATATGTACATATACAGTTCAGACAGTATACATGTTATGAGACTTACAGGAAACGTTAATGCTCCTGTGTCATTTAGTCCTGTAACAGATGAGTATGGTCTATTGACTACTGGTGGTGTAATAGAATATGATGGTAAACACTTTATTATAGGTGGTAATGACATATATGTATTTGCTGGAAACCCAGGAGATATACAATCATTGTCTGATGGTAGAGTTAGAGAATACTTTTACAACAATCTTAATCCTATACATGAACAACAACTATTTACTTTGCTTAATCATAGAGAAAATGAAGTATGGGTTTGTTATCCTACACTAGCTTCTTTTGCTGGTGAGTGTGATGAGGCTCTTGTGTGGAACTATAGAGATAATGCTTGGACAGTCAGAGACTTAGATAGTGTTACTGCAGGTGATGTCGGACCAATTAAAGGTGGTGGCATACCAACAGCAACTATAGCACTTACAGGTAATTCAGGTAATGCTGGTTACACTAATAGAGGAAAGAAAGAAGTACAAGCAGTCACAATTAACGGAGGCACACCTAAGAAAACAATAGGTACTAAGGCTATTAAAACTGTAGCAGTAGGAACGTTTAGTACTTTTACTACAGATACTCTTGAAATAGTAGACCTTACACTTACAGGCGACAGTGGACCGAATACAGTAACTGCTAGAAGTACTCTTACTTTTAACTCAAGTAGTACATTCACTTATGACAGAGATAAAACAACTTATCTTGATGGCGGTGCTAGTGTTATTATCACAGGTGATAGTAGTATTGGTACAGTAAACTTTCCAGCAAGTGCAGTGTTAGGTACTAGTCAAGCAGACGGTGCTACAATAACAATGACGATACTTGTAGCAGCAGTTAGAGATTATATCAACAATAACAATGCCTTAGCGGATTGGACAGCAACTGCAAGTACAAATGTATTGACACTCACTTCAGATGTTCCAGGACCAAGAGCCTTTAGTACAAGCTCATTAGCCATAGGCGGTGGTGCAACAACTAACCTTGTTATAGCATCCACAAGAACTGGTGTTGGTATATACGGAATAACTGCAGCACTTAGTCCAGCAATAAGCATGAGAATACAAGCTCCAGCTGTTGGTGGATTACATGATGCAATAGATGAAACAATAACTTTTAGCACTGGAAAAAATAGTCAGGCTTTATTAGCAGCAGATGCATTACCTCTACTACAAGCTAAGACAGTATTTAATGGCGGTAGTAGCTCTATTTATAGTGTATCGAATGTTAGTAATAAAATTAGGTTTATTTCTAGACTAGGTGGAAATCATAGTGCTCTCACTATCACATTTAAAACTAGCTATAGTGGAACTGATTATACAGAAACTACTTTTGGTGGTGATGTAACGAGTAGTGTTAGTGTAGTCACAACAGGAGTAAATAATAATATTCCTCCTGTAACTATGACTGTATCATTTCCTAATTTAAATACTGGAGTTAAGGTATTAGAAGGAACATTTAGTCGTGCTAACATAGTTAGTGAGATTAATACACTAGTTAATGCTAATTCTAATTGGACAAGTTCTACAAGTACAGGTTTAATTACTGCAAATGCTGCAGCAGTTGGAATACAAAATGTTAATTTTAGTGTGACGTTAGCTAGCATAGGTTCATTACCAAGTGGATTTACCAACAGTACTTTTACAGGGGCACAGACAAGAGCAGGTCGAGCAGCACATAGTACAACAGACACTATCACATTAACTCCTCCTCTTGGTAATGCAATACAAGTGAACTTCAATAGTACAACTGCATTTGATCCTGATTCAGGAAGCAGTCCTACTAACGTAGAGACAATAACTGCTACAGAGATAGCAACAGCACTACAGGCAGCATGGACAGACACTAGTTATTTCACAGTATCTAGGTCTAATGAGGTATTGACCTTTACTAGTGTAGCTAGAACAAATGTTACAGGAGCTTTTAGTTATACAGTGGCAAACGGTACGTCTAGAACTGGCACACTTGTCAGCCCACTTATCGCTAACTCTACTGGCAGTAACGTAGCAGTAACAGAAGGTATTAACGCAGTATGGTCAAAGATGACTCGTGTCACAATCACTCTACAAACACTTGCAGGTGATAGTGTTATATTCGATAGACATTATGGCGAAGGTCCAGGAAGATTATTAGATCCTAACTTCACTTTACTTCCAGGAGATAGTAGATACGGAGACACAGGATTGACTAGCGATAGTGCTTACCTAGCCGCATACTACAATCCAGATGCAACTCAGAATAGCACAGAACTAGCTAAGCCTAATGGCAGTGTAGTGAATACACTCACGGCGATGCAGGCTGCGTTGGCAGCGATTAGCTCTAATCAGTTATTATTAGTGACACCTAATAATGCGAGTTCACCAACTAGTATTATTATAAGTCCTAGTCAGTTTAGTTCTAATGCTAACTATGTTAAATCATTTAGTCCAGCTACACAAGCTATTAATGCGAGTGTTGCACCTACAACTACTGCACTCACAGCTGCAGCAGAAGGTACATTAGTTGCGGCAGGTAATCCTACGCAGAGTACTAGTGGAACTACTATTAATACTACATTTGATATTGTTAGACCGTGGAGTAACCTTAATATAAATCCAAATAAGTCTTTCCCTATTTTTGCGGAAAGTGGATTTAGCAGTGGTACGTTATTTAATCGTATAAGAGCTGGTGATCTCGGTTATGACTTCGGAGGCACTAATTATATCTCTTATTTCGAGAGACAACAACTCTCTATTACACCTAACTTTGACACTGAAACTATAGATACGATAGCTCTATGGGCGAATGGTGGAACGGTTACAGTAGTAGGAGGTGAGCCCCAAAGGGCTACTCTACAAGTGAGAGCTAGAGGTACTAACTTTTCTGGAGAAGATCCATTTTTAACTACACCAGAAGATAACACTCAGACTAACGCTAAGCGTAATAAACTTATTGTTAATGACTTTAATGTGGCGAGTAGTCATAAAGTAGATACTCGTGTACAAGGTCGATTTATTAACTATAGAGTTGATGATGCAAATGCAAGCCTAGCTAGTGGTTATGTAGCTAGTAATAACAAAGCTTGGAACATCTCTGGTCTTCAAATGAAGGTTAAGAAAGGAGGCGATAGATAATGGCTATTAATAATCCTCCTCTCACAGATAATAGTACACTTAATATGGCACTATTAGAAGTTATTAGAGAGATAAATCTTATAGAACAAAGACAGTTAAAGTTATTGGCAGATATAAGAGCTTCCTCTAACTTTGCTGACTTAAAAATAAGGATAGATCAAAAATGATAAAGCTTATAGAAGATAATAATGTATTTGAAGCAATAAGTCTTATGAATGAGTCTACTCAGGGTCAATTTTATGGTTATGAAAAGAATGAAGCTATATGGATAGAATACTTTTTATCATTAGTTAAAAAACAAAAGGAAGGGAGTCCTCATGCTCTTGTCATAGGTGACTATGATAAAACTAACAAGCTAAGAGGATTCCTTTCTGCTTCTACTTTCAGTAATTACTATAATAAACAATGGGTTATGGATGTCAAAGATTGTATTGTCGATCATAACTATAACAATGCCTACGTTGTGTATCGTCTATTTGATCATATGATAGAGCATATAAAAAAGAATGGTGGAAAACATTGGCGAGCAGATTCTGTTCGTAGTGAAGAAGAAGCATATAAGTATGGTCGCTTCTTACAGAAAAGATATAATGCAGAACTACATGTCTCGGTAAGAGGTGTAATACAGGAGAATAAAGATGAACTATGAACCTAACTTAGGTCTATATGATATGCGTAGAGATACTGAAGGATTACCTAAGTCTCTTGCTAATAGAATAAATACTAATATATGTATGAAAGGCGGTGGCGGAAGCACTACAGTTACTGAAGCTGGCATGAATAAAGAATTTGTACCTATATATAGAGAAGCAATGGCAGATGCTCTTGCTGGTTACAAACAAAGGAAAGGACAAGGGGTTACTGCAACAGTAGCTGATCTTAGTCCTGAACAAAGACAAGCTTTAGCTTATCAATCAGCCTCTGCTGAAGATGCTATTAGAGGTCGTGGAGCTTATGATACAAGAGCTGCTCAAGAAAGAGCTTTAAAGAACACTATGGGTAATCTTATGGGTCAAGCTTCTAGCGGTGGTGCTCTTGGTTCTGCAAGAACACAAGCAGCTATGTCAGGAACGTTAGCTAACCAATCCTTAGAACAGCAAAGACAAAGACAAGCAGATATTCAACAAGGTATACAGTCATTAGGGCAAGCTGGAACGACTAAACAAAAGTTTCAACAACAACTTATTGATGCTCCTTATACAGAGCAAACAAGACTTGCAGGATTACTATCAGGTGCTCCTACAACTAGTACACAAACAAGTAGTGGAGGTGGCAAATGATTGATCTAGCATTAAGCCCAGAAGACGAACAAAAAAGAAATCAAACTATGCAAATGCAACAAGCACCTCTTGCACAAGTGCAATCACCTCAGCCCCAACAAAAAGGAATGGCTGGACAAATGGGTGACATGGTTAAACAAAAGCTTATGTCAGATGCCGCTGGTGCTGGAGCTAAAGCAATTACTGCAGGTGCAAAACAAGGTATGTCAAGCATGTTAGCCCCTACAGTAGGTAGTGCTATAGAAGGAGGTTCAGTCTTAGGACCAATGGCTGGCGGTGGAGGCATGGCAGCGATAGGTACAGCAATGCCTTATGTCGGAGCTGGTCTATTGGCTGGTAAGGCACTTGGATTGTTTAATGAAGGTGGAATGGTTGGACCATTAAGTGCACAGTATAACTATGGTGGCGGCATGGCAGGTGTTTCAATGTCTGGAGGAGGTGTTGACGGCTATAGTGGTGATGGTGGTTTTATAAAAAAATATATAACTAATCCAGCTAATAAACTTTATAATATGTATTTTCCATACGAAGGAGAAGATCTTTCTTACGATAGCAGCTTACCAGATCCAAGAGGAAAATATTCTAACAGCCCAGCAGTAGCTGAAGCAAAAGCTAGAGCAAAAAAAATGGGAACTACGATTGATCCACGAGCATATGGAACACAGTATAATGCACAGGGTACAATGTCAAAAGAACAAGCAATGGCACTGATGAACAATCAACCAGAGCCCATTCAAACAATGCCACCGACAAGTATGCCTATGATGAGAATAAATCCTGATGATTTATACAACGAGATAATGGCTGAAAGCATGACTGAAGCAGCTCAACAGGCTATGCCGATGATGCGACCTCCTCTAGGAGCAGATCCTCTCAATGCTGATACAACATATAGTCCTTATGACATGATAAGACCAGATAACGCACCTAATACATAGGAGAAAAACATGGCATTTAAATCTAGTGCAGGCACAACGCCCTATCAACCAGCTCCTTCAATACAACCGAAGTATGGCTTTAGATATAGCGGTTCGAATTTTGCACCTTCTATGAGTCCAGCAAATATACCCCCTGTTCAGTACACTATCCCAGCATACGAAGCCCCAACAGTAGCCCCTACCCCATATGCGGATAATACTTCTATGACTATGGGCAGTGATAGTGATAATGGGAGTGCTATGGCAAGTACACAGATGTCTATTGATCAAGCGAATAAAAATATTAACAATGCAAATATAGGACAAGACTTTGGTTTACAAAAAACGTATGGACCAAGTCCAATGAATATGATTCCAGGCTATGGTTTATTTGGACCAGCCGTACCTACTAGTGGTTATGGGACTCCTGGAACTGTTAGTAGTATTACTGGTGGTACATTTGATCAACAAGGGAGATCAATAGATCCTATAACAGGTTATGCGAATCCTGAGTACGCTACGATGGGAGCATTTGCAAATCAAATTATGGATGATCCTCTTGGTAATATTCTTGGTGATCCTAAGAATGCTTTTGATTATGATCCTAACTCTAAAAAAATGCAAGACGTTCAATTTGCAGAGGCAAAAGGTTTAGACCCAGACAAAGCAGCTACTAAAGGTTTAATGGACAGAGGTATTTCAGAAGCACAGGCTCAGCCTGGAACTGCTACCCATGATGCGGCTACTGATCCTAGTAGTTATAGCAGTACAGGAGCAGCTCCAACTGGCTCTCAATATAGCACTACAGGAACATTTTCTACAGAAGCACCTTCAGGTGGTCCTGATACTTCAAACCCAGAATCAACTGGCTCTACAGGAGTATCAGTAAGTAATTCTAGTTATTCAGATGATGCACAATCATCAGGCTCAGGCGGAGGTAAGTAATGAACATTAAAAAGTACACAGAAAAAGATAGGTATGGAAATATGTTTTCCTACGAATTCGATGTTCCTTCTATGCAAGAGATTCCTAACCCAGAGATATTTAAACCAAAGGGAACTGATACTGTACCTGCTATGTTAACTCCTGGAGAAAACGTAGTGAATGCAGAAGCATCGAGACTTCCTGGAGTACAACCTATGTTAGATAAGCTTAATGATGCTGGTCGTGCTATACAGAAGAAGCAAGGTGGACCGATACCTAGCTATAATGCTGATGGCGGAGTTATTGTCGATGATGCTATGCTAGATGCTATCAAACAGGTAGAATCTGGCGGTGATCCTAATGCTCTTTCAGGCGTAGGGGCTGGTGGTCAATACCAAATTATGCCTAAGACAGCACAACAACCTGGATATGGCACAACACCTATCTCTCTTGAAGATCGCTTTGATCCAGAAAAGTCTAGGGCATTTGCTAAACAATATCTACAAGGTATTATTAAGCAGCATCCAGAGTTTACTAAAGATCAGGTACTAACTGCATATCATTCAGGTGCTGGTAATGTACTTAAGGATAACATCGGACCTGTTGGTCAGGCGTATGCTGGTAAGGTGAACGCTGAGATAGGCGATGTTCCAGTACAAACAGCTATGTACGATGGTAATGAATTATCTTATCCTAATGCACAGAATTATGGTAATAGGACAAATGAAGAAATACCTAACCCTCAAAAAGATGGTGTTGGATATGGTGGGCTAGACAAAAATATTTATTCTCACTTTGGACCTTCTGGTATTTCACCAGATTCTCTTTCAGTAGAGAGCATAGTAGATGAAGACCCAAGTGGTGGTGAGCTTACCGCAGATATGGAAGCAAAAAAGATAGCTGCACAAAAAGTAACAGACCAATTAAATGATGAAGAAGATATTGATCAAACAGTAATGAACAATGAAGAAGTAACTCAATGGATAAAAGATAATCCAGAAAAAAATATTGTTGAAAAGTTTATTGATAAAGGTAAAAAAGTTGGTGGTCCTATCTTAGACAAATCAATGGAGTATTTTAAAGATGCCTTTTCAAGTATGTTTAACGGTGAAGAACTCGCAAGGATGGCTATTATATATGCTGGTTCTCGTGCTATGGGGTATAACCATGGCGGCTCTCTAAATTATTCTATGAAGAACTATATAAAGCGTGTTGATGCTAATGCAGAGGCGGCTAAAAAGTTTGCTCTTACAGAAAAAGCTCGTGATGATTTTGAAATGGATTCACTTAAAGAATATGCCAGAACAGGTGACATAGACGTACTTATACCTAAGGCTAAAACACTAACTGTTAAAGCTCCAGCAGGAAGTGTATATGCAAGAGGTTTTGGTCAGCTACCTACATTCACGATGAGTGATGGTACGACTAAGGTATTTCATAGAGGTCAATACAAATCACCTAACCATCCAGACCTTAGAGGTCGAGTAGAAAAGATGGATTCACAGGTACACGGAGACGTAGCTGTATCTAAACGTTTTGCTGATAATGCAAATTCACAAATAAAAGTTGCTAATGATGAGTATGGGCTTAAACAAGTCGGTGGTGATAAACCAAGTGATAATACAGTTAAAATTAATGCTAACGATTTAGGTCAACAAGCAAATGCTTTTTATAGAAATGTTTTAAGACGGAATGCTATATCTGTTAATGATGCTCCAGCTTATGAAGCAGCAATTAATCGTGGTATTGCTAAATACCTAGATGCTAAAGTTCAGGCTAAGATTAATAAGTCGGAAGCACCAGTAACTTTAAGATCATATTTAAATGCTGAAGTCTTTGTACCACTAACAGGTATTGATCAAGGCATGGTTAAAAATACTACTGAAAAGAATCTTGAATCAATACAAGATATGGTAACTAATAATATACCATACGCTAAAGATGATCCTCGATTTCAAACTCAATTAGAAAAAGAATTTGGATATAGAGAGATAGCTTTTAAATGGATGGTAAGGAATGATAAGGTTGCTTATGGTAATCTATTAAAAGACGTTGAAGCAAGACTTGACGATAAAGGAAAAGGCTGGGATGCTTTTTCTTATTGGGTCTCTAAGACATCTGAAAAAGAAATAGAAGATATTTTAGTGAAAGCTGGATACGGAAAATAACATTATCCCTAAGAGATTCTTAACACACCCTTATAGGGGAGAATCCCTTAGGGATACCTTATTTATAACGGAGAATTAAATGATTAATGAATTTCAAGGAAACGATGGTAAGACATATGCATGGCTAGATTCCGACACTGTTACTGACGGAGCAACTAGTTATAGACTTAAAGGATTTAATGCATTAGAAACTCCCCATGTATTTGAAGATGAAGAAGGTAATCTTAGATTTAAACAAGGACAACAAGGAGGTAAAGCACAAACAGAGGCAACTAAAAGAATTGCAGCTGCAGGTGGTTTTACTAACATTGTTGATGATGGTGAAGAAGATAAGTTTGGTCGTAAGCTAATTAGTCTACAAGACGAATACGGTAACGAATTGTCTGATACTCTTTATCAATCTGGTTTATTAACTGTTGATAAGTATACAACAGAAGATGGCTTAAAAGCTAGACAATACGGTGAGCTTGAAAGAGAAGCTGGTATATCTAATCCTTACGCATCTATTACACAAGAAGAAATGCCAGAAAAACCTATCTATATGAAAGACACTCCTATACTTGAACAAGCATTTGGGGAGATTCCATTAGATGAAAATAGTTATGCACAACAAGTCATACAAGTAATTGCTAATCAAAACGGTCTTAACCTATCTAACCCTGACGACATGAGAAAAGCAAGTAAAATACTTGACTCAGGATCTTACGATAAAAGAAGCATTGCATTTGAGAACTTGCAATTTAGAAGTCCTGATAGGACTAAAGAAGGTGTGGCTTATAATCAAACCAGTACTGCTTGGAATCAAGGTTGGGGAGGTTTAGCTACTGGTTGGAAAGGCTTTGCAGAGCTTGCAGGCGTATTAGTCGGCAGTAAAGATCTGCAAGATTGGGCTGGAAGAAAAGTTGAAGTTGCTAAAGAAGATTTATTAAATGAACCAAGACTTCGAAGCATGGACTATCGAGATATAGATAGTGTATGGGATGGTTTCCGTTTTATGACTAATAACATGGCTATGTCAGCACCTTATTTAGTAACGTTACTCTCAGGTGCAGTATTATCGCCATTTACTTTTGGTGCTTCAGTACCTATTGCTTTAGGTTCTGTTGGTGGAAGCTATGCTGGTCAGGTATTTAATGATATTGAAGGACCAAAGGGTCGAGCACAAGCTGGCGGAGCAATTTTAGCTGGTACAATTATGACTGCTCTTGATTACCTTGGTATGAAAGGCTTTATGAAACCTGGAGAATTCCTTACTAAAAGAGGTAAGGTGCAAATATTACAGGCTATGATGCAGACTGGTAAATATAAAACTAAAGCCGCAGCAAAGAAAGCTTTAAATAATGCTAGTCGCAGAGCAATAAGAGAGACCATAGATGGTATAGGTAACTTCGCCTTATTAAATGTCGCCAAGCCTAGTCTTATGAAAGAGATGGCTAAAGGTTCTGTTAGAGGTGCTACATTTGAAGGTGTTACTGAGGCGGCTCAAGAGGGAGTCGGCTACCTCGCATCTAAAGGCATGTCAGAAGGTGGGCTTGAAAAGAATTTTGATATAGATGAGTTTAAAAACTTATTAGCACAATCAGCAGTTGCTGGTTCTTCTCTTGGTTCTTCTTTTGGAACGGCTGGAGCTTTAGTTAGGGAAGGTCAAAATAGATCTTTGATGGCTGATCTTGCAGCAGGAGATAGAAGTAAGCTTAGTGAATATGCTCAGGTAAGAGAAGAGTTTAAACCAGATAAGACTGTGACCGAAGATGGTCGTGTTATTTCAGAAAATATAGAAACTATTATTGAAAAAAACAAAGAAGGAGTTGCTGCTTCACAAGCAAACGAAACTTATTTAACTCAACCTGATTATAAAAGAATTGATACAATACCGACTTATGGTAATCCACAAGTTGGTTTATTAGAAAACACAGATCTTGATAGCATATTAGATTCAACTCTACAAGATATTGAAAGGCTTAAGACTGAAAGAGACAGTACTAAACAAGGAACTAATACTTCTGGAACTCAACAGGCTATAAAAAATATTGAAGATAGAATAGCAGTTATTAAACAACTTAATGTCAGAGATAAAGGTACTCAACAAGATCAATTTGATAGAGTTAAAGAGTATTCAGACTTAGTTAAAGAAAGAAATGCTCTCTTAAAATCTATTGAAGATAAGAGACCTGTAGAAGTTATTAGGAAAGAATTAAACAATGCTAGAATAACTCTTAAAGCTTTAAATGCAGAAAAAGCTCTTAGAGATAGCGGTGTTGAGCCATTAACTTTAGAGCAATCTAAGAATATACAAGTATCTAAACAGACCAAAGTTAAACCAGCCAATAGACCTGATTCTATTGCTAGTGCATATCGTCTAGAAGGGGAAGCAAGAAAAGCTCAAGAAAAAAGAGATAGAACAACTTGGGATAAGCTTAAAAACTTTAAAAAGTGGTTACCACTAGGTTATCGTGCTGGATCAACTTCTGTTTTCACACCTGCATTATTAAGGAAGAGTAAGACATTACGTAAGCTAGCTTCGTTAGTCGGTACTGCGTTAGGTAACATATACAGCGGTGTTAATGCTTCTGGCTATGCTGCTATACTACGCTCTATGATATTGCAAACTTTAAACCCTAAAGGTATATTAAAAGCATTTAATCTTTCTGATAAACAAAGTAATTATAACTACATATCTACGTTGTTAAGAGCGTATATGGAAGCTAAAAGAACTGGTGCTCAGTTAACTCCTGATATGATCAATAATCAATTAGCTTTAGAACAAACAATCAAAAACCTAAATGATTCGTTACAACAAGTCTATGACGAAGAATTTAAAATGGAACAGATAGATAATTCTTTCTTTAAAAGAAGAGTTGTCGATAAACAAAATCCTCAATGGCTTAATGCAGGTACTTTTGATTGGAGAAAAGTCAGAGAAAATAAAGAAGCATGGTTAAGTTTTATGAAAGCCAATGCATTAGCTCCTGATAATAAGCCTTATCTTGATGTTGAATTAAATATACTTTATAATAAAATATCTAATAACGAAGATGCAACTGATTTCTCAATGGTTGATGGCTCAATGTGGAGACCTAATGACTTTAAACAAAAGAATGGTGAACCACTGAGTGCTCTTGAAGGATTTAAACAATTTGCTAATACAGATATAGTTCAAAATCAAATTAAATTAATAGATCAAAGCGTTAAGTATATAACTTATACAAAATACTTTGGTAGAGGTGGACAAGACCTTGACTATATGTTTAAACAAATGGAAGATGAAGGTGCTTTAACTCCAGAAGAAATGCAAGAAGTAGCTATGGGTGTTAAAGATATTATTGATGCAGATACTGGTAATTATAATAGAATAGAGAGTAAAGAGCTATCTTTCTGGCAACGAAAAGCCAGTTTCTTTTCTGCAATTATAGGTCTCCCAATGTCTGTACTAGCTTCTTTTGTTGAATATGCTATGTTACTATATCAAGGACCACAATCTTCAACTGTAAGAAAAGGTATAACTAAAGCCATAAAAGAAATGGTAGGTATAATAAAGAACATTGAGAATATGCCTCAAAATCCTGCTTTACAGAACATACCTGATGTACCTAAGTCTAATAAAGCAGTTCAAAGACTGTCAGCGACAGGGATGTATGATGATGATGCAGTAGCTGCGACTAGACTCGGTATGGGTGAAGCAGATATTGCTCAAGCGTGGTGGATGAAACAATTCTTTAAGTTTACTTTAATAGCACCTCAAACCACATTTCAAAGAGCAGGGATGGCGGCACTGGCATCAGGCGTTGTTAGTGATAGGCTAAGACTGCTATGGGCGGCAAGACAAAATGATGGTACTGTTAATTATAATCAAAAACAATTAGCTATATATCAACAATTAGCAGATATAGGTCTAGATGTTGATGCCATGATAGATATGTTTGATAAGTATACTGATCCAGAGATGTATGATGTACTATACGAAGCAGACTTCTCTAGTATAACTGATCCTAAGGAAAGAGAGCAAGCAAAGACTGATGCTGCATTTATACAAGATCAAATGCAAGTGGCTACTTGGTATTTTACTAATGAGAGAATACAGAATCCTCAAGGATTTAATAGACCTCTTATATTTCAAGACCCACACTATCAGTTGTTCTTACAGTTTAATGGATTCATATCTAATTTTACTGCAGTTATTATACCTAGGCTATGGCAAGACTATATTAAAAACGGAACTCCAGCTATGAGATATAATACTTTTGCATTAATAGTGCTTATGATGGCATTAGCAGGCGTATCGCAATGGCTTAAAGACTATATTAAGTTTGGAAAAAGTAGTCCTTATTTAACTGATTTTCAGCTAGTACAAAGAGCATTGATGGCTTCAGGAGTACTAGGCTCTGGAGAAAGGGTATTACAAGCTGTTGCACCTTTATATAAAGACAGAAATGAAGGTATAATAGATAGAATATTTGGAGAGTCAATAGGAGGTGCTCCTTTTGTTCGTAATATAGAGACCGCTGGTAAGTCATTAATGGCATTTGCGGAAGGCGATACTCGGAGAGGTGTCGGTGGATTAACAAAGTTAACTCCTGGAATAGCACCATTTACTCCTGGGAGACGACTTATAAATCAAATAATGCATGGTGATAGATTAGAGCCATATTAAGGAGAATATATAATGATAGGTAGAGGTAAAGGAGCTACAAGAAAAGATACTGCTATAAGCCAAGAAAAATTGGATGCAGCCTTAGCTCTTAAGAAAAATAAAAAACAAGACGAAGAACAGTTAAGGCAAGTTGCAGAACAAGAATTAACTGGAGGGGTTGTCTCAGCAGATGACCCTGAAGTTATTGCTAGAAAAAATAGGGGAGCAATACCTAGTGGACAGCTACCTACTGAAATGCCAACAATGGGGGAGCGACCTGTTGCAGCTAGTCAAGCCCTTATTAATGAAACTGTTGCTAGAAAAAAGTCGTTAACAAGAGAAGATGAATCGGTATTAGATCCTTCGATACCTCGTGATGCTACACGAGAAGAAATAGCCGAAGATATTAACTTCGATATCAAAGAAGGTAGAATAAACAGAGACATAGGAACACGACTAGGTACAATCGTTACGCCAGAAGGTTTAAAAGAATATTTCCCTATAAAGCAAGGTGAAGATAATTCGGATCAAGAATTTGTTAAGGATTTTGTTTCTTCTCTAGGTAAAGCAAATAAAGGAACAGACAATATCTTTGGAGCTATGAACCTTAATATTAAAGATGATACAACACCAATGACTGCATTAGAAGCTACTGACTTTCTTAGGAGAGAAGCTAATGATGTTAACTTTGTTATGCGTTCTCCTAATAAATTAAATTTATCAACTAATCAAACAGATCCTAATGCTCCGTTAAGAGGAGCGGCAGGCTCTATTCTGGGATTAGCCATAATGTTTGAAATGTTAAGCTCATTTGACGATCAAAAGTATGAATCAGGCATACCTAGTGAAAGACGATTTAATAACTCTCAATCAAGGCAAGAGCTTGGTAAAAAAGTTATGCGAAGATTTGAGCAAATGACATATCCTAGTGCTGATCAAGACCCAACTGCTTTCTTCGGAGAGATCGAGAATACAGGATATAAATATAGACTTACTGATACTGAACAAGACAATGCTGGTCAATACTTTCTACAAGCCTTTGCAGAGTCTGACTCTTTCCCTTGGTTAGAATCTAGAACGATAGTTGATCCTGATTCAGGTAGAAAAAAGATTGTCTTTAATCAAACTAGAATTGGAGATGTCTCATTAAATAAAATACGAAACGGTTTAAAGAAAGCGTTAGGATATAATGATTTTTTAAAACCTTTAAGAACCACTGGAACTCCTTATAAAGCAGGCTCATCTATGGTTAGTGAAGCTAATTATTTTACTAGAGTAACAACTAAAGGTCTGTCTAATGTAAATCCTGTTCCAGCACAAGAAAAAGTTTTGTCATTACTCAATGACGTAGCTATGGTTTTTGACCCAGCTTCTGTTATAATGGGGTTTGGAATAAAGAACTCTATGAGCAATACAATTTCTAAATATATGAAACAAGATATGATGACTCAAATAAAGCTTGAAAATAAATTTTTAGAAGACTTTGAAGGTCGAAAGGAAAAAGAAGGGTTAACTCCAGAACAATTAGAAATAAGAAATAGCTTTGGTGTTATAGTAAAAACATTTAAAGAAGCGGCTGATATAAAATCTAGACAAGTGCTCAGAGATATCGATAATGAAAAGAGTAAGATATTAAATTCTTCGTTAGTAAAGCTTGGAAAAGTAGTATACACAGACAGTACAATAGTCAGCGGCACTGGTCGTATGTTTTATATTAATGACGAGGCAAACCCTGGATTTCATAAGTTTGCAAGAGCCATACTTAAAGGAGCAATGCCAACTACATTGACTAAGACTTCAGAAGTAGTTAATGGCAACCCTACTCCTACTGCAGTAATAGATAGTGCTATTAAGAAAGCTAAGCTAGGTCTCAACGAAGAAGGTCGTAAAAAAATAAATCAAAGCTATACTGAAGAAGAACACTTTATGATTGTCATGGCAAGAACTCTTGTTACTGATGCAGATAAGATAGCTAAACAAGGCTACGTTCCTTTATTAGAAGCCTTTAAAAATGATTACGTTAGGCTAAGTAGCTTATCTGAACCTTTATTTAACTATGTAGCAACCAATGCCCCTACCTTAGAGAATGCTTCTGAAGATGACATGAATGTTATTGCAGAAAATTTAGAAGTGATTCCTGGATTACAATTAACTCCTGATTTAGAAGCCTTTGTAGACGACCAAGGTAAAAATGAATTTTATTTTGGATTAAATAATCTAGTTCAATTAGCTCGATATAATAAGACAGCTAAGGGTGCTCAAATGAACACAAGAGCTACTGGAGAAGTAGATGGAATCTCTAACGGTGCAACAATTCAAGGCTTTCAAATGGGAGTCAAAGAAATTATTGTTCGAGGTGGAATGTTATTTAAAAGCGAAGAAGAAATAGGCGAAGATATAAGAGACTTTGTTTTTAATTACATAAAAGATTTACCTGAGATTCATGCTGATAATTCTAATTGGCAAGTCTGGTCTACTATATTTAAAAAAATAGAAGAAGCAGGTAAAACAAAAGATTTGCTTAAGTCTCCTATTATGACGTCTATCTTTGGTCTTGAACCTCGATTTCAAACTGGTGCAGCTAGAAAATTCATTGAAGACAATGCAAATTTGTTTGATGATTTAGAAATAACTGATGAAGAAAAGTTTGAAGAGCTAGGTCAATACTTTAAAGAAGCTTTAACAAACGCCCTTGGTGGTGCACTAGAACATGCTAAGATGGCAAAGCGTATTGGTCGTATATTTGGTTTTGGTAATACCATACCTGAACTAAGAGGTCCAAGGTTAGATGATTCTGACGATAATAGTCGTTTCATAGGCAAATTTGGAGGCAAACGTTCTGTACCTACTAGTGCAGAAGTTTATACGCTTCCTAGTGGTGCTGAAACAGTTATTACTGCTACAAGAACGGTTGACGACCCTCAGGCAGCAGCAGATAGTAAGAAAATAAGCCCAGGAGAATACACTTCGCCAAAGCCCATTAGTAAACTTATGAATCAGTTTGCAGTTAGTACAACACATATTGCAGAGTCGGCTATGACTACAAGAGGTCTAACTCGATTTCTTGAGAATGATAAAAACGCTTTTGTAATTCAAATGTATGACGGTTATATTTCTGATGTTAAAGGTTTTGTAAGACTTAGCGAAATTATGAATGAAGAATTTGGCAATGTTATGAAACAATGGGAGCTTCTTACCGAAGAGAAAAGATCTCTAGATAATTTCTTAGCTAGTTTAAAAGAAAAAACTGAAAGTGATCCAGAGGCTTTGTTAGATTTATCTCCTATAGGTGAGTATCGAGAGTTTGGTAACTTTTTAGCTGATGAGAGCTATCGAAAAGCAGTAGTCAATGTTGATATACTGGGCTATGATAAAAAAGAATTCCAAAGAGCTAGCCTAGAAAAACAAGAAAGCTATATCAAAGCTAAAGAAGAAAAGAAAGGGATCTTTGATGCTACAAAAAAGACAGCAGCTCAAGCTAGATTAATTGAAGAGTTTAAAGGTGGTAAACGTAAATTAAAAGCTAAAGATTTTTACAGAATCTTTATGCAAGTTGTAGATGATTTACAAATACGAAAAGATCACAATAAACTTATAGCAAAAGTAAAACAACGCTGGGAAGACATGGGCGTTGATATTAACTTTGATGGAGGAGTTCCTGGAGATTTCTCTATACTAGATAAAACAGATAACTTTGTTTAAAATAAACGTACCCCACAGGGAATCCTTATGGAAACCTTGTGGGGTATCTTTATTTATAATGTTAGTCCAGCATCTTTAGCCGCCTTCATAGCCATACTTCTTCTTTTATCTGCCATATGTCTAGCTTTCTTTTCTTCTATACCTTCTGCTATATAACCTGCAAGGTTCATAGCATGAACTCTATCTAACATAATCTTATTTATTTGTCCTGTACCCCATTCACTTTGGGGTATACCAAACTCCTCTCCAAAATCAGAATCTTTAAAATCCCTTCCTGTCTGAGCCAACCAATTTTTATTTTCCATTATATTCTCCTATTAACAGAAGAAGTAATCTGATTCGATTACTCCGTTTACATTCAAAGCACCTATTGTAGGTTGCTCACCTTCATAGCCTCTTCCGAATGGAATTGAGTCGTAGAAGTTTTCTTTATCGTATATCTTAACGAACTTATCTCGTGCTTCTATCATAAGATCTTCTATCTTACTCGCATGAGCACTAAACGAGTCGTGTACTGCACCGAACTCGCTATCCCAGTCGGCTACTACAAGAGCCATATGGGCTGCATCAGAGCTATGAACAAAGTTAGGACTGATACCACACATAAACCCTCGTCTATCTGGTATATCTGTCTTCTCTCGTATCACATGCTTGAATCTTAGCTCACCGTCTGGTGTATTGAATCCATAACAGTCTACTTTAGCAGGTCTAGTACGATAACATTCGTATACTACTGGAAAGCCTGACTCAGATTCCCATTGTATACCACGACCTCTATCAGTACCGTATGTAGCTAGCCAATTAGATATCTCTTTATCAGCTAACCTCTGTAGGTATCTCATGGTGTCTAATGGTCCTGGACATACTTCTTGTATGGCTCTGATCACTTGACTACTAAGCTCATCACAATCCCATGTGTTGATATCGTAATCTTTAGTGTAGCCAAACTGATAGCAGTCACTATACATAGACTCTGACATCTTCTTTTGACCACAACTGTAAGCCCTAGTCATAGCCCCTCGTTTAGCTATGCCCTTCCTGATATGCTTCATAGGCATTTGCCTCTCTTCAAACCACTCAGGCATCCTCTCACAGAGTCTCTTAGCTACCTGTACATAGAAGTCATTCTGAATATCTACTGGTACAAGACCTACGAGCCTACCTGTGAGTGAGTCTTTAGACATAGCACCTAGATGTTGCCAACCATTGTTAGCTCCGTCAATAGGTATAGGTAGCTGAGTATAGAACTCATCTTTATTCTGAGAGTACTTATACCACTCGATACAACAAGCCATGAATGCTATACGTTTCTCTGCCTCTTCTGCAAAGATTCTCATCTCACCCATCTCTATTATCACATCAAGGTTTTCTTGAGTCCACCTAGCTCTGTCTTCTAGAGTCATCTTATCTACAGATATAGTATCTAGTTCTTCTTCTAATAGTATCTTCTTATAGTCTGAAGATGCCCAGTTAGGTATCTGATCTATACTATATGACTGATTGAATGAGCAAGCAGTATGTACTGCAAGCCAGAAGTTAGCAGTCTCATCGAAGAGTCTACCCTTAGCAAACAGTAACTGACTACGAGCTATATCTGCCCCTTGAAAGTTAAAGAACGGTTCGCTATAGTATAGTCTGCCTCGATAGTCTGCATCAAGATAAAAGCTAAACTCTTTGTCTAACCATTTATCTGCTGCAGCCATGACCTCTTTGACTTCTCTATTCTTTGAGGCTTGACGTTGATAAAGCTTAGCGTTTTCATTCTTGTCTTCACCGCTATACTCTTCATTACTAATGAACATATCCCAGTTCTCTAGGATAGCCTTATGCACATCACTATTGACTACAAATCTAGTTGCCTGTAGTTTATCTATAGCCTTTACAAACGGCTTGTCGAGGTATTTAAAGAACTTATGCTCTTTAGATTTATCCCAAGTCTTTATAACTGACTTACCGTTGTCTTGGAATAGTCCTTTGATTGGTGGAATCACTGTAGCACTAATACAAGTTGTTTTACCTGCAACTACTTCCATCTCACCCCACTTAGGAGTGGCATGGATTGTTACTGGCTTACGACTCTTCATATGTCCTACAGAGATAGTTAGATAGCCACACATAACGAAACCTTCAATGACTAGATCACCTACTCGTACATGATCTCTGAAATTTACGTTAGAGCTATCCCAACCTTCCACTATATATTTACCTATTGCCATAGAGGCTTGAGTTATTGCTGACTCACCTTCTACCTTATTGCGTTTAAAGCAACGTTGAATTACCTTTCTAGCATAGGATACCATATCTTCTATTAAGAAGTCTAGCATGTCAACACCATCCGTATCTATCATACGCATGAGTTGTAAGTTACGTCTGGGCTTTACACCCAAGTTGTCTCCTCTTATTTTATTGAGGAGGTAGTCCTTTATGTCCTGCATGTATTTCTCTCTCTTTCTCTGGACTTATATTATAACATGTTTACTTCTTTTTTGCAAGTACTTTTATCATCTTTTTATTATTTAATATTGCGTATCCAACCATATCATTCTCATACGCTTGTCCGACCACAACATTATCGATACCAGACTGTAAGATAAGCTTAGTACACTCCGTACAAGGAGAAAGCGTAGTGTATAGTGTAGCACCTTCTCCGTTCGTACTAGAACGAGCCAGCTTACATATAGCATTAGCTTCAGCATGTATAACAATAGGTAGTGTACGACCAGTTGTATTATCCTTACAATTATTAGGAAACCCAGTAGGAGTACCGTTCCAACCCATTGAAATAATGTTACCGTCTTTGACAATAACTGCTCCAACTTTAGTGTCTGTATCATGAGACATCTCAGATACTCGCTGAGCGATATCCATATATAGATAATCGTATCTCTCAAGTTTAGCTTTTTCTTTAACATTATTTACTGTCATTTCCCTCTGCCTTTCTTAGCATGATTAAAGCTTCAGCTATAGAGGGTATTTTACCACCACTCTTAGCTGCATTGTTTTGTATCTTAATAAGTTTTCTCTTTATTTTCTTCATTTAATTTCACCACTATGTAATTTTTACAGTCACTCTCTGACCACTCAACAAGATACCTTACTACCTTGTTAGCTCTTAGTTGATTAATTATTTTCTCAGCATCTTCATGAGCTGGGATCATATGATTCCTTGAGTATCTTACGTTCATTGTCTTCTAGTTCCTTTATCCTATTCATTCGCATCATAGCTTGTGTGCGATACATATTACGCTCCTTAGTAAGCTTATCTATATGCTTACCAAGTAGCTCTACCTCTTGACATTTTCTCATATACTCTTCAGTCATTAGTCTAACACCTCAAAGTCTAAACCATCTGTCCATGTGAGACGAGATGTATTATGATGATACTTAGCCGCACCAGCTGGACCAGTCTTACCTGTAAACCTAGACTTAAGTACAGTGAAGTTGATAGTGTTACGTACATCATCGTTCTCATCAGTCATGTTACGACTAAAACCTATAATATCAAATGATATTTGCTTAATAGAGCCTGAACCCTTGATATCATCTAGACTAGGTAGCTTACCTTCTTCAAAGTTCTTACTACCCACGAGTCCTTTTCTCAGGTGACTGATAATACCTAGCCATATGTTATGCTTCTTAGTTATCTTCAATAGGTCTGACATAACTTTGTCGATAGCCTCATTACCGCTATAACCTTCAGCACCTTCAGATACTGCTATAGTGATGTGGTCTAGTATAAGATACTTACAGCCCATCAGAGCCATGTACTCTATCTTATCTATCAGTGACTCATCACCTACAGAACCTTGATGATCAAGTAATACTAACCTATCAGTACCGAAGACTTCTTTAGAAGCTCTTTCTTGATCCTCTATAGGCACATCATACTCTTGTAAGTTCTGTCTCAACTGCATCTGAATAAACTTCTCAGCAGTATCACCAACAGACTCTTCAAGTGATATCATACCTATTTTATCTTCTGACTTGTTAAGTAAGTCTAGCACTATCTCCTTGATAACAGTAGACTTTCCTGAACCAGTACCACTGGTAAACAGAGTTATCTCACCGAACCTCATGCCGTTAGTCTTATCATTGATACCTCTAAGGCAATCAGGGTATGGTATACTTTCTCTTGATTGTCTCTCAAGGTACTGTTCCCACACTGCTTCGTGACCCATGACAATACCAGCTGGACTATAGGGTTGTGCATCCCATATAGCCTCCATGACTCTCATGTAGCCACCTTGATTGAATAGCTCACAAGGGTCTTTGGCAGTACTATTAGTGACCTTAACTTTATCTATACCGATTATATTGGCGGCTTCTCTAATAGCTTTCTTACCTGCATCGTCATTATCAAAGAATAATACTACTTCTTCAAACGACCTAATCCATGTACGATTGAGGAGTAAACTCTTGAGGTTAGTTGACGAAGCAACACTAATAACTGGGTAGATTTTCTTGTACTTGTTGAGGGAAGCTTGTGCGACCGCCATCGCATCAAACTCTCCTTCCGTAATAACGAGCCTCTTTCCTCCATTTCCAAAACTCTGACTACCAAAAGGCTGAACATCTTTAAATTCTCCTACAGTTTTAAATTGTTTAGGCATAGTACGTATCTTATATGCCGTTAGTTTATTATCAGCATCATAATAAGGATAGCAGTATGCCTCTATTTCTCTTTTATCGTTGTACATAACACGAACATCGAAGTGTTCTGCTATAGCTTTAGTTATACCTCTCTCCTGACAACCTCTATGATCACCAAGAGTCTCTTTAAACTTATCCATATCTATTACTACATTAGACATATTAGTCATCTTTATTTCCTTTCTGTTTCCTACATCTTGTACATGCACACCACATACAAAACAGAAGCCGTGATTATCATCATACAGAGC